TATGTTCAGAAATAAAAAATAGTCCAATTGTAAATGAACAACTTAATAAATTCAGAAAACTTAGACAGACATTAGAAGAAATAGATATAATTCCACCTTTAGTTCATATAGCAAATACGAATGCCTGTTTAAATTATGATGTTTCTGATTTTACATTATCTAGACCAGGTGTAGGACTGTATGGTATATCAGGAAATGATGTCAATAAAAATTTAAAATTGGCGATGACAGTTAAATCATATATTATTCAAATTAAAGAAGTTGAAAAAGGTGCGGGTATTGGTTATAATTGGAAATATGTATCTCCTAAAAAAATGAAAATAGCGGTTGTACCTGTAGGATATGCTGATATTATACCAAGGTCAGCATCGGGTAAATTAAATGTTTACATAAATGGAACTAAAAGGAAAATTCTTGGAACCATCAGTATGGACCAAATTATAGTCGAATCAAATGATAATGATAAAATAAATAATAGTGTCATTATTTTTGGCAATGGTAATAATTGTCCACAAACTATTTTTGATGTATCAAAAGCAGGTGATTCATTTCCCGTTGAAATTTTATGTAATGCTGGTTATCGTATAAATAGAATATATACAAACCGGTAAAAATGTTGTTTATTCACATTGTCTGTATGAATATATGAAGTATTGTCCAATTTTTTATCTTCTATGTTGTAATTGTGAGAAGGTGTAAATGGTTTAAATAGGTAATTATATTCTATATATTAAAACATGAGAATTCCTATATCTGTTAAATACCGACCCTATTATGTATCAGATTTTAACATGAATGAACGTTTTGTGAACGTTTATAATATTTTAAGTAAAATCGACGATTTGAATATACTATTTATCGGTGGAGAAAATTCGGGTAAAACGAGTTTACTTTACGCAACTATTCGCGATTATTACAAACTATCAAAAGATGATGCGTTACCAAATACTGAAATTATGTTTATTAATAACTTGAAGGAACAAGGAATTAATTACTTCAGAAGTGAATTGATGACTTTTTGTAAATCAAAATGTTCGATACGTGGAAAAAAGAAAATGGTTATTTTTGATGATATGGATTCAATTAATGAACATAGTCAGCAGGTATTTCGTAATTACATTGATAAATATAAGTCAAATGTAAATTTTATAGGGGTTTGTTCCAATATACAGAAAATTATTGAAACTTTACAATCTAGATTACACATTATGAAAATACATTCACTTAATAAAGCACAGATTAGAGATATAATATGTAATATTGTAAAAGAAGAAAATATATATATTGATGATGAATCTATCGAATATATACTATGTGTTTCAGATGGAAATATTAGAAATGTTATTAATAATATAGAAAAAATATTTATTTATGGGTCTAGTCCAAAAAAACCTATATGTATAGAATCGTGTAGACTTATATGTTCAAGTATGTCATACGATAAAATTGATGTTTTTTTATTACATATTGAGAAACGTGATTTAGAAAAAGCAATTGATGTTTTATACTCTATACATGATGACGGTTATTCTGTGATTGATATACTAGATTATTTTTTTAACTTTTTAAAGATTACAAATAAATTAAGTGAAAATCTTAAGTATTTGATTATACCTGTTATCTGTAAGTATATTACTATATTTAACACCATTCACGAAAATAAAATAGAACTTGCTTTGTTTGCACGAGATATTATTTTATTGATGAAGTAAATAATATAAACGTTTAATTTTTATAAATATATTGATATGGATAGTTTACTGATTACAAGTGAAAATACAGATAGTGTTGTCATGTCAGTTATTAAACAATTCAAGGGTCGTGCGGATTTTGGTATACAAAAATATGGAACGAATATGGACCGCCAAGACCTATCTGTATTAGATTGGATTCAACACGCTCAGGAAGAACATATGGATGCCATTCTGTATCTAGAAAAATTGAAGCAACTTGAAATAGAGCGACAGAAAAAATGATTTACATATATGTATACAATGTAGGTTATATACATATTAAATAATTAATGATATATAAAAATGTGTGTTTATATATAAATATAATTATACATGAGCAATAATCAATTATTTATTAAAGATATTAAAAATGATGTTCTTTTTGATTTGTTAGATAAAATATGTCAAAAAAATGATAATTACTACCATCTTGACCAAAATTCGTTTAGGAAGATGTTATTTCACGGGTATGATAAGGATTTTTGTAGTTTTGTAAAAGAATATTACTATTCATCGAAACAGTTTTATGTAACACGAATTATGACATATAAGTCGTTCACTAATATCGTTCGACAGATATGTAAACATAATAATATACTTTTTAATTCTTCTATACGCTATAGTAATTCAAAATATGCAATTGAATTTTATATATATTTTTAAGGGTGTAAAAAAATAGCATATAATATTATACTAATATGTTAACTAAACAAAATATTAAACATTATGCATTTGCTATAACTTTGGTGATGCTCGCGAGTTTTGTAGGTAATAAATTTAAGCAAAATTTTTCTGATAGAACGAACGATGAGCATCGACTTATACGCAAATATCTCCTCAATGATACGCCACTTTATGGTTTTAATAAACCTAAAATATGGATTCATACAAAATATGATATAAATGCTCGTAATTGGAAATCTTTTGGTTCTCGTAATTCAATTGAATTGAATCAACCGTATCTTCATTTTTCTATTCAATCTATTATAGACCATTGTAGTAATGATTTTCATATTTGTTTGATAGATGACCATACATTTAGTAAATTGATCCCCGGTTGGGATGTTGATGTTTCGTCATTACCTGAACCAATCAAAACACAGTATAGACAAATTGCTTTACTTACTTTAATTAATTCTTATGGTGGGATTATAGTTCCTAATTCTTTTGTATGCACTAACACACTTAAACCACTACAACAACAAATTACAAATAACGGGGTTCCTTTCGTGTGTGAACGCACTAATCGTATAATCACAATGACGAAAAATGAGGAGTTTACACCTGATACTTATTTTATGGGTTGTGATAAAAATGATGTCACTATTACTAGTTTAATTGATATCTTAACAATGCGTGTTAAAAGTAATCATCACTCAAATGATTCATTCATTACTGGATATATTAACTTATGGTGTGAAAACCAAATCCGTGATAATAAAATGACTTTGGTTAGTGGTAATAAAATAGGTATTAAAGATAGTAAAAATAAACATATTATAATTGATGACCTTATGGAAGATAAATATCTGGACCTACACGCGGATTGCTTAGGTGTTTATATACCTTGTGATGAGATGCTTTTACGTAACAAATATTCTTGGTTTGCTGTTTTAACTAGAAATCAAATATTGAAATCTAAATTGGCTATAACATACGTTATTCAAACATCAATGGTTGATTCTAGTGATATATACACAAACAAAACTTCTCAATACACCAGTGGGGTTTCAATTTGAACCCTTGAATATTTATAATTTCTATAAAAGTTATATAGAAATTATTTAAAATATCATATAATGTCTTCCGAAAATCTTGCAAAATCTATTAAGCAGTTACAAACACTAGATAAACTTTATATTAATGATGACTATATGTATGATAAATTACATTCATATATACAAAATAACTTACCGAATATTATGAAAAATATTAAAAACTCAAATAATGAACGGATTTTGAGAAATAATGAATTAAATGTTGAATTTCATACTTTTATTCGGAAGTTTTTAAATGAAAATAAATACTTCTATGTTTCCACAACTGAGAAATTTTATATTTACGATGGTGTTAATTTTAAGGTTACTAATGAAGACGCAATTTTACATCATATATTGACGACTATTACAAGAGAACGTTGTTTACTCTCATGGAAATATAAGACAAAAGTCACTCTTATGAAGTCTATCAAAGAGAACTCTTTGTTTGATAATGTTCCAGAATCTACAACTATACAAAACGTTATTAATTCCATATATCCTACGTTATTTTCAACCAAATATGCCGCCAAATATTTTCTAACTGTGTTGGGTGATAATATGTTAAAAAAAAATAATAATCATATTCACTATGTTCCTTTGTACTCTAAGACATTTATAAGGGGTTTGAATAATTTATCACAAGAATTGATTGGACAATCTAATACAAATACTTTCAAATTGAAATATCACGAAGACCACGATTATAGTAATTGTCGCATTATAAATATACACGAGACCGTCAAATATGAGAATATATGGAAACGCATTATCTGTGAAAATGGTATTGATATCATTTGTGTATCCCTACATTATTCCAGTCGTTTCGGTAATGCAGACACTTTTTTGTCATCTCAGTCTGAAAATTTTGATAACCAGATACATTATTTGAAAAATAATTCTAAAACTGATATAATTAATGCGTTTACTACAGAATATTTCATAAAAATAACTGATGATACGCACGATTTGAACACAACTGAATGGAAGGATATATATTTTTTATGGAATCACTTTCTTGGAAAATATAGACTTCCTAATATAATGTATCAAAGTGAATTCTCTAATTTATTTTCATCTACATTCGCAGACCATTATCGCGTTAATAATAATAATTTTATCGGTTTATTCAGTAAATTTTTACCATCCGCACAATCTTTTGTTACATTTTGGAATCAAACAATGTTAGAGAACCCATATGAAAATTTCCTAGAAATAGACGAGATTCGTAATATTTTTAAAATTTGGAATAAAACTAATGACAATTTGAGTAATCAGCAAATTCTTGATATCATTAGTTATTTTTTCCCTGATGTGTGCACGGAGAATGATAAACATATACACGAATTTGTCTGTTCACTCTGGAACAAAGGTGAACAGATTGAACACGTCCTTGGAAAATATAAACAATATTATATTGATAATGCTCTCGATGGTGATAAAACTATACACGAATTATATGTTTACTATTGTAATTACGTAAATACAACTGCTCACGACTCTCAATATAATAGTTTGATTGTTGATAAGTCATATTTTGAAATGTATTTGAAAAAATGCCTTAGTCCGTATATAGATAATAACTATATTTCGAATATATGGTTTAACGAATAATAATAATAATAATAATAATAATAATAATGTTTAAAATAAATTTACATTATTATTGTCCCATTTCAAATGTCAGAATGTATATAATATTGTGATAATCCGGTTTTTATATTATACCTTTTTTTTACCAATGGTTCTAACACTGGAGTCTAATGTTCGTAAACAACCTCTTAAATCATTACAGTATTCGTCCTGAATAACTAATTC